CCCTACCTGAACTCCTTGAAGATTTGATTGTGAAGTCGTGATTGCCGAACAGAATGAACCGTCCGTCATCATCTACGCCGCAATAATTAACAGCGTCAATAGCAAAATAAATTGATCTACTTGATGAATCATGCCCAATCCACATTGCGTCGCCATCAAGACTCATGCCGCCATCGTAACCGCTACCATCCATTGTTATGATGCCGTCCCAGCCACTGTTGTCGGGCGTAACATTAGTTGCTGATCCAACTTTTACAGTATTAATGACAAGGTCGTTTAATTCCGCCGCCGTTAAAACTGCGCCACTACTAAAAGCCATATTTCTATCCTAACCTAAAAGTATTCAAGATGCCGATATCAGTGTTATTCAGTTTGAGGCTTTGGTTATCTATCGCACTCACTAAATCGAAGCGTATCTGCGTGTTCTGCGGTGTTGCGTTTATCTCACGACCAACGATCACGCACTTATAGGTTTTGGAACTCCCGGCTCCGGTAGGTGTGAGAGTTACTTCTGTATAGGTCCAGAGGCAATCGTCACCGCTGAGGAGATCAGTAAAGTTGGTGTTCTGTGATCCTGTGTCTATATGCGGCTCGATAGCACCGAGTGTTGTCGTTATCTGTTGCGTTACAAAACTTACGGTGTTATACCGTGTCGTCCACCAGTCCGCCACATTGGTTTTCGCTGTTTGCGAAGGAGTCGCCTGTGGCAGGATAACATTATTGTAATTGACTGAGCGAACTCCTAAACCCTGCTGGCTTGTCGTGTTGTTGCTGATCACCGCATCTCCGCTCCCACCTTGGTCTTGTACGGTTGCTTGGTTAGATACTTGAGAACTATTGAACTGAGTAGATGCGCTCATTATCGGAAAGACTCCGGAGGAGCCGGTTTCGTTAAAAACATATTTTTTGAATTTGTCGTTACTGCTAACTGTCTCCCGAGTAAGTTTCCGGTTGATGTAGAAAGCGTTGAAATCAAATTTTGTACTAGCACCTGAACCGGATGTGCTGACGTTCGCCGGGAAAGCTATTCCCGGACCTGTCGGCAATACTTGGTTGTTAATGTAATCCCGAGCGCTACCCGATACAAGGCTTTGGAGTTTCCCTGTATAACCTATATCATTATCGTTAGCTGGAGCGCTTACTGTAATATCGTTGTTACCTCGTTCGATCGTCATTTGTGAATCAGCGGCGGCGGCGAAACGTGGGAAAGCTACAGCCGTGATGGCATCTCCTCCGCTACTATAACCGTTCACGATATCTAACATGATTTCATCTAGGGAATCATAAACCGGGCTACCCAAACTGATTGCTGTTACTTGATCTCTAGCGGCGTAGATAAACGGATCCGCTAATGTAAGCACCGCATTCGAGCGCCGTCCGTCATCATCAAAACGGATATCAGTACAGACCATAAAGCAAACGTCACTTTCAAGAGTAGAACCGCCGAGATCACTTTGGAGTTTGAACTTATATACGGCATTAAACCAGTCGTAATTCTGTAGACTTCCTCCTCCTCCGGGTGTTAAAGCGTTATCCTGATTATCTAGTTGTAGTTGTCCACGACTCGTGCCGAATCTGCCAACCTGCGCTTCTTGCCGTATCGTAAAGCCCTGCGTGCGTGTCGTAAACGTTTCAAATACTACAGAGCCACTATCAATCGTCATGCCTTGAATGACCCAAGCTGTCGTGACGGTCATCTTCTTACCGTTGAAGAAACCGGGAGTTGTAGATTGCCTTCTTGCCGGGTATATCTTTCGAGTTCTCGAACAACGTCTTCACCGGATACGCCTACCGGCATATTGATTGTTACATTAGTTGTTCCGTTCATATTACCTAATCTGTCAAGGGGAATAACGGCTTCCGGTCCCTGCTCTCCAATTAATGAGAGCTGTGGCTGTGTAACAATTCCGCCTGTTGCCATTGGCGTAGCTCCGAGGAATGCGGCCACACTGGCTCCGAAGCCAAGAGTATCGAGTTGCCCGGCATCGTCAAATAACATATTAATGAAACTTTGCGGAACTCCCCGAGTATCTACTCCTATTTTAATTAGAGCTTCAACTTTATTTAAGTCACGAACTTGTTGCTCTAAATTATTAAGAACTTCCGTAAGCCTGCGGTATTCCGCTTCAGCCAGTTCTCCATTTTTGAAAGCATTATTAAGAACAGTTGATTGTTCGTCAAAGAATCCATTGACTTCTTCAACCGGTAATCCAACGAGTTCTTTACTTACACCGGCGAGAGAATCGGCGTAACGTTGCGAAGCCCGGAGGAGTTCACCTTCCCTCTCTAGCTGTGTCTTTTCTTCATCGTTAAGCCCGGCAATAGCTTCGACAAGGGTATTCGCTGTTTCTTTTACTCGGAGGAGCGCTGTATCGAACCCAAAAGCGGTATCGACTACATCATTAATCTGCTGAACTAACCTGTCAAATTCATCACGGACTTCGGCGAGTTCTTCCGCTGTCAGCTTACTTGTCGCTTTGAAAGTCCTGAACCGGGATTCCACTTCCTTCATGGGTTCCTCAACAGTTTCGACAGCCTGCCCATATCCAAGGAAGGAACCTATACCAGCTTGAACCTCCGGGTCTGTTAATTCAAGCGCTCTCGCTATACGCTTCTGCGCTTCAACGTATGTCATTGAATCCCCGGCGGCATCGAGAAGGTTGGCTCCGTATAATCCGAGTGACCGGGTTATCGCAATAATCCCTTCGTTACTCGTTAGATAGGCTTTTGCTTCGGACTCGAGAGCTTTCCGGTAGTCATCGAAAGCGTCCGCTGTTTCGTCAATAGCAATCATTATCTCCCGGGCTTGCTTCGTTGTTAGCTCCCCGGCTGTGATTTGGTCAGCAAGCTCGTTTGTTACCCCGGCGATTGATTCATCAGCTTCTCGGAGCTTCTTAACGAAAGCGTCCTCCTGTCGAACAAGATGCTTTGTTTGATCTCCTAATTTATGGAACTCGTCTGTGCCATCCTCGACTAGCGGAATAAGGGAACTCATTTCGATATCTAACTTCTGGAACTGCGGAACTACGTCACGCTTAATTAGTTCCGAAAGTAACGTTTGTGAACCTACGAAATCACCAATACTCGGATCCGCTTCCTCAGCGCTTCCCTTCAGCTCGGACAGCCGGGAAGCTAATTCTTTAACTCTCGCAGTCAAAGTAGCTGTAGGATCACCGGATTCTTCTATTTCTTTCCGGAGGATAGTCATTCGATCCCGAGCTTCCTGCGCTCGTTTACGGAACCCACGCAATATTAATCCGGTAGCTGTCGCCGCCACGCCCATAGCAATAAACGCCTTTGGGTGAGCTTTAACAACTTTTAACAATCCGCCAAGGACTCCTCGACCGCCTGCCCCGGTTAGCTTTCCTACGCCAAATGCGACTGGACCGGCCGCCGCGGCCATCGTTGCCATCGCTACAGCAGTTGATTTAATCGGACCCGGGAGATTACCAAACCCGGAAGCAAGAGTTTTAACGATTCCGCTTAAGTTCTCGAGGACCGGGACAACTATCGGAATAAGGACATTACCTAAGTCGATAAGCGCTTGCTTAATGTTAGCCATAGCCTGTGACAATTTAAATGCGGCGGTTTCCGAAGTAGCATCAAACGCCTGATCCAGAGCCCCGGTTGTATCGGTCATGTTCGCAAATATCTGTTCCGTAGTCGCTACGTTCGCACCCATTAGATCCATAACACCTGAAAGCGCTCGGATATTACCAAACACGGATGCCGCCGCCGCTTCATTCCCGGCGAACTCCTCAGATAATGTTTTAAGGGTTGCGAGAAGTCCCTCCTCCTTTATCTGCTTGCGTAAACCTTCGGAGGATAATCCCATCTTCTTCAGGGCTTTTTCCGCTTGAACGGAAGGACGAAGGAGCGATGATAGGATTCCCCGGACCTGCGTTGCCGCTTCCGCCGCATTCGTCCCGGTTCTCGATAGGGCCGCAAACGCCGCACCGACTTCCTCGAACTGGACACCCATAGCGGACGCTATCGGTAGCACCCGGCCCATGCTCCCGGCGAGTTCCGATGCTTCCAGCTTTCCTTCTCGGACCGCCGCAACCATTACATCTGTCGCTTTCGTAGCGGATATGTTTGATTCACCGTAAGCGTTAAGCGCTGACGTAGCAAGGTCAGCTATCGTAGCGGTATCGCCTAAACCTACTGCCGCCGCTTTCGCCGCCGCTTCGAGGGTTTCTGTCGCCGCCGCTCCTCGTAAACCAGCGGACGTAATGAAGAACATAGCATCAGCGAGATCCTTCGGAGCTTGCGCTGTCGTCCCGGCGAGTCTCCGAACGTCCTGCTCGAATCCTTGTACTGTGTCAGCGGATAACCCAACGAGGGACTGAATCTTGGTCATACTCGCTTCAAAGTCCGCCGCCGCCTTGATTGAAAGTCCCCCAACTGCAATTAAAGGAGCGGTAACTCCCCGGGTGAGTTTCTTCCCGGTAGCGGTAGCTTTCTCGGAGAACTTATCCATCGAAGCACTAGCATCCGCCATTGTCTTCTTCATTTTAGAAGCGTCAGCGGTTATTATCGCTTTCAGAACAGTGGTCATCGCCGCCATTAGCGTTTACTCCTGTTCTTCTGTCTAGCCATTTCGTTTGCTCGGTTTCTTTCGTCTGCTTCTATTTGATAGAGCGCTCTCCATCCGGTCATTTCGGCTGATGACATTCTTTCGAGTAGCTCCCCAACTGTCATAGACAGTTCCCGGGCGAGATGAAAGTAAAACCTTAACTCGGGATTTCCTCCTGCGAGTCCGAGGAATCTTTTCCCACTTCGTCCACCGAATCAGCGGCGAGCCCGGAGACTCGTAAACACTCGGTTGCTACCAGATCAATCGCTTGCGCTGATTTCTCCTCGAGTAGCCACTCAAGATCATCTTCGGTGAAAGCAGGCTCTCCGGTTTCCGGGTCAAAGCAACAGTGGAGGATAACATTCTTGTAAAGTAACTGCGCTGACTGGTCGCCTTCTACCGTCCAGCTTTGTTGCATGTCGCTTCGTTGTTTAGCGGTCATGGAGCGTATACCTATTTTCACTCCCCACGCTTCAACGCCAAGTATTGTTTCCTCCCGGTCACTTGCTTCTCGTATTCGATCAGCCAATCTAGCCATTGTGTTCTCTCCTTATATTAAGTTGTTAGTAGGTTCCCCGAGTCACAGCACCTGTGACTTGTAGGTCTATGCTGAATGTTACTACATCACCGACCGGGTTGCTAACGGCATAATTCGTCATTATAGCTTCTCCGGTGTATTTAACATTTCCGGACGTTGTTCCTGCTGGGCCGTAAATAAACGAACGGCTTGCTGGCTCAGTTCCAGAAATATACCCATCAACTGTCGCATCCCATATTCCGGATACACTGATCGTGGTGTCTTTCAAACCTACGATGTAGGATTTGTTACTCGAACCGAAAGCTGTTGTTTCGGCGGTATCTATTGTCTGAGGAAAGCTAACGTCAGTGAGCGTGTCAGATATATTTCGGCTTGATCCGCCTGTATCATCAATCGCAAAGTCTGTAGACTTTCCGTGTGCAAATGTTGGCATTTGATTCCTCCTAGAATCTTGCGAAGGCAACCATAAATGTTATGGAGCCACTTGATCCGGCTGTGCTAGCCGTCACCCGCAGGTAACGATTAACTGTGCCAGATACTGCTTTAATTTCCGAAGTCTTGGCTGTTGAGCCGACAACGGTGAATGAAATAAGATCAGCCCAAGTCGAATCGTTCGCTGAGTGCTGAATCTTAATTGTTGTGTTTCCATTAACTGTGTTAGTGGGAACGTGTAGAGTGCCTGCTCCTCCGTTAGCGGAAGAAGCGGCGTTATCTACAGAACTTAGAGCGCCGAGGGATCCGTGAGCGATACTAGCCCCGGCGGTTAATTGAACTCCTCCTGCGAGAGCGAACGATAAGTTCGAGACTTGGTTGGGTGTACACTCGAAATCCGCAGATACCGTGTGAACGTCCGCAACCGGAGAAGTTATTGCGTAACTTGTTTCATTAGCTTGCGCTATTATCGCCCGGGAGCCGATAGCGGCGGATCCTTCTCGAACGGTAATTATCGGCGTTGTCGCATTCCCGAGAAGCGCTTGTAGTTCCTCATCGGAGCCATCTGTATCAGCGGCCCATAACCCGGAGAGGGATAGAGTTCCGGCTCGTAACCCGGTTATGAACGTTTTGTTTGTGTCTCCAAACGCTGTTGTTTCGGAAACTTCGTTATCTAAAGAAACACTAGAATCCGTGAAATAGCTTGTTAGGTCGAACTCGTCTATGTATACGGCAGTATCTTTACCGTGAACAAATGTAGGCATTACTTAACTTCCTTTTTATCGAGCGGAGCTAGATAGCCTTGCTTAACGAGCCAGTCATCGGCTTTCCCGGTTAGCTCTACAGTGTCGCCGGGAGAATAGACTCGTCCTTTAATTTCGATCTCGGCTATTCCATCCGCTCCGCCGGTTACTTTGTACTTTGGCATATTTACCTCCAGCATGGCGAAACCAGAGGTCTAGCCACTTGGACATTCGCTCCACTCGGGAGACTAGGACATCATCAGATTACACCCTTCTACCGGGTTTGTCAGGAGTTCTCAAAAATAGTCCGATGGAAACCGGATTGTTATTATGCTATGATTGTCTTATGGAAGCAACGAGTAAAGGAGTTAATCCAATGGAAGATATCAACTTTGATGACTTTCAGACCCGGAAGCGGAAGCGCCGCTCTCGTGGTTTAGCAAAGTTCTATATTAGGTGCTTGGACTGTCGAGCGCTTATCGGTGATTGCGTAATGGACAAGTATCCGACTTGCCCATTCTGCGGCGGAGCTAATTGGAGCAATGATTAAGATTAGAAGCTAGTTATCTGCCAACCGTCAGCAAACACATATCGATGGGGATCCTCCGGGATCCCTGTCCCTATTTTTGTAGGAGGGTTCGATAACTCCGGAACCATATCAACCGTACAACGACAGTTAGGATGCGCAGGAGGATAGTCTCCTCTCCCTCCCTGCCAACTAAACGACTGCTTTAATGGGACTCTCGTCCCTCCGAGCGGAGTGCATATATTACATACGTCCGTTGGTCCGGTTACCCATTCCTTCTGGGTTCCAGCTCCGACTAGCCCATCGTTTTGTGTTTGTAACATTACATCGACCATTCCACGGTTCTGGGCAAACGCTGTCTCTGTTCGGGCAATCATTCTCGCCCGGGAGCGCCGCAGTTTATTTCCGTAACGCTCTCCGTGGTTCTCCGTCCTTCGGATAATCTCCTCCGCTTCGAGTCCCTGATTCGCAAGTCGATTCGCATAGGTGTTCATGCTTCTATCGACTGCTATCGCCCAGCGAGGAAACAAACCATTGGTATAAGGAAGGATCCTCCCGGCGTAGTCCGCTCCGGTTATCGGGACAGCGGCGGTTTCCGCAAGAAGCCCGAATAATCTCCGGGCGGTCTGTTCCGGAGTTAATCCGGTTACGGTCCTCCCGGTTGAGAAAGTCTGTTGGGCCGTAAACCCTTCAGCGATTATTCCCTCGATAGACATTTGTATGTCATTCGTTACCGAGCTAATTATTTCACCGGCTCGAAATCGGGCATACACTTTTCCGGGCATATCATCGGGTTGCTGGTCGAATAAATCGACTCCGGCGATTGGGGCATCCCAGTCGAAGGGTTGCCATACGAGCTTGTCTTTGGCTTTCTCGACTTCTCCCGGGTGTACG